GTCTCTCGAGGATATTCTCTACGGGACGGCTACCACTGATCCGCGGATGCCGACTGCGGAGGAACTCGGTCTCCTGATAGAGCTGGAGATAGGGAGCGGAGTATGAGGATAATCTGGGATGACCCTTCGGATCGCATATTTACCTCAGGGGTCAGTCACGGAGTCCTGTTCCCCGGAGATGATCCTGGCGTTGCCTGGAACGGGCTCATATCCGTCACCGAGGTCTCAGACTCCACGAAGGATCCTCGATATTTCGACGGAGTCAAGTACAGGGAGCGAAACGTAGCGGCGCCGTTCTCCGGGAGCATATCCGCGTTTACCTATCCGGATGAGCTTGAGCCGTATATCGGGATCTTCGGGTCAGCGACAGGTCAGCCAAGGCGGGCTTTCGGGTTCAGTTACAGGACTGATCAGCAGATCCACATCGTCTACAACGTCCTGGCGCTTCCAACCAAGGCCGATTACGAGACTATCGGGGAGAAAACGAATCCGGTTGCTTTCGAATGGCCTTTCACAACTCTACCTGAAAATATCCCCGGGGGGAAACCTACCGCACACCTCGTGATAACGGTCGACGATACTCAACCAGAGGCCATAGCTGCCCTTGAGGACGTTATCTACGGCAACGATGAGAACGATCCGTTGCTTCCGAATCCGATGGATCTCATCGACTTGTTCGAGACCAATGCGCTCATGCAAGTCATCGATAACGAAGATACCACGTTTACGGTCATAGGGCCCGACGGCATGGTTTCGATGGTCGACAGCGAGACGTTCCAGATCATCGCGGATACTGTGGTCATATTCCCCGACGGCACGTTCAAGGTAAGTTCGCAATAGAAGGAGGATCGATGGCCACAGTAGTCGGGATGACCGCGGAAGCTATCAACGCGATTACGAACGCGCTTGTCGAGACCGGCGAGGTCCAGGACGACGGAACCATCGTTCTCATAACCCGGGAGGGCACCAGACTTCCGATAGGCAACATCGCTGTCGATCCGAGCTTGGCCGAGATTGCGAACCTCGCTCCTGCTGATCTTGACATGATCCAGAGCAGAGCCGGTGTCTGGACCAACCGGACGATGGCCCAGATTCTGGCTGATCTGGGCACCGATATCAGTACGATCGAGGGGCTCACTCCGGCCACCAGCGATATTCTCCAGTACAAGGCTGGCGCCTGGGCGAACCGGACCATCGCGCAGCTGATGTTGGATATCAAGGCGGATCCGCATTTCGCACAGGCGATCATCAAGACGGTCTCGACGAACCGTACTTCCTCAACGTTGCTGGACGATCCGGATCTAAAGACGACTCTGGATCCAAACAGCACGTATGATATATCCCTCGATCTCTCCTATGCTGGCACAGCCGCGATGGTGTGGCAATTCACATGTCCTTCCGGCACTGGCGGATTTTACTGCCTTTCGTGCAACGTAGCGGGCACCGGCGAGATTACCAATACCTACACCTGGACGACCGGTTCCAACACGGCCGGCGCCGTAACCAACGGGTGGAAGGCTGGTGGATACTTGACCACTGGCGCCACCGGAGGCAACTTCGCGTTCAAGTGGGGCTCCGCGACCAACGGCACGACCTGCCAGCTAGGCACAAGCATTATGCGGGTCAGGAAAGTCTCTCCCTAAGGAGCCACATGATCGAGATTACCGTCAGGGGGGATACCGGCAAAACCGAGAAGTGGCTCAAGGCGATGTCGAACGGAGACCAGTACAGGGCTATCGACTCAGGAGCCCAGGCTGGTGTATCCGCTCTTGCTGCTGCTACTCCAGCTCGGACTGGTGTGACTTCGGCTTCGTGGAACTGCACGATTGTTCATCGGGCCGACGGACCGAAGATCACCTGGAACAACACGCACGTCAACCGCGGATTCAACGTCGCTGCCGGAATTCAGTATGGTCATGGCACTGGTACCGGCGGGTATGTCCAGGGTGAAGACTATATCAACCCGGCCATGGCTCCTATATTCAAGGCAATCGCTGATGCAGTGTGGGGGGTGGTGACTCGTGGCTAGCGTCGATCAGAGAATCGTCGAGATGACCTTCAAGGGCGCTTCGTTCCTGAACGGCGTAGCCTCGGTCATCGGAGCTCTCGACAAGCTCAAGTCCAGCCTTAGCAGTCTCAAGGGCGCCAAGGGTCTTTCTGACCTCGATGCAGCTGGCAAGAAGGTCGACCTGTCGCATATCGCTGACGGTGTCGACAAGATTAGCTCCAAGTTCAATGCGATGAGCGCTATCGCCGTTGGCGCTCTGATGCGAATCGGCGGAGCTGTAGCATCGGCTGCCGGCAACCTCATCAAGGGTTTCACGATCACGCCGATCATAGACGGCTTGCACGAGTATGAAGCGAGCCTGAACACGATCGCGGTTATCCAGGCGAACACCGGCTTGTCGGGTGCCTCGGGAATGAAGAAGATCGAGGGCGCTCTTCAGCAGCTGAACCTCTACGCCGACAAGACGATTTACAATTTCCAGGACATGACGCACGCTATCGGCCTCTTCACGGCCGCAGGCGTGCCCCTGGACAAGTCGGTGTCCTCGATCAAGGGCATATCTAACCTCGCGGCTCTCTCCGGTTCAAGTGCCCAGCAGGCCAGCACAGCGATGTACCAGCTGTCGCAGGCTATCGCCACGGGCACAGTCAAGCTCATGGACTGGAACTCGGTTGTCAATGCCGGCATGGGTGGCAAGGTCTTCCAGAAGGCCCTGATTCAGACAGCCAAGGTGCACGGTGTCAACGTCGACGCCATGATCAAGAAGAACGGCTCCTTCAGGGATTCCCTGCAAGAGGGCTGGCTTACTTCCGACATCATGACTCAGACGCTGGCCACGTTTACAGGCGACCTGAGTGCGGCGCAGCTCAAGGCTATGGGCTACACCGACGAGCAGACCAAGGCCATCATGAAGCAGGCTCAGGCCGCTCAGGATGCCGCCACCAAGGTCCGCACCATGTCGCAGATGTTCTCCACGCTCAAGGAAGCTGTGGGATCTGCGTGGGCTGATGTCTTCCATAACATATTTGGCAACATGGACCAGGCCACCACGCTCTGGACCGGTGTTACCAATTCCCTGTCGAAGGCATTCGTTTCGCCGATCAACAACCTGGCTACGCTCCTTGGCATGTGGAACAAGCTGGGCGGCCGTACAGCGGTGATCAACGGCCTCACGTCGGGCATGCGTCTGCTCGGGCAAGTCCTCAGGCCGGTCAAGGAGGCGTTCCGGGAAGTCTTCCCGCCGATGACGGCTCAGCGACTTGTGGAGATGTCCAAGTCGTTTGAGCAGTTTATGGGCCGGATCAAGATCAGCTCGTCGACGCTGAACAACATCAAGACCATATTCAAGGGCTTGTTCGACGCCATCAAGGTCGGCGTGGACATCGTCAAGGGCATATTCTCAGTCTTCGGCCAGCTGATAACCGCGGCTACCGGCGTTGGCGGAGGAATTCTCGGCCTAGTCGCCAAGGTTGCTAGCCTCATCACAGGGTTCCGGCACGTCCTTGAGAACGGCGACGGGCTTCAGAAGTTCTTCAGCGGGCTAGGAAACGTACTGGCCGCTCCTGTCAAGGTGCTCAGTTTCCTGGTAAGCGGCATAGACAACCTCGCAAGTGCGGCCGGTAGAGCCCTACTTGCACTGAAACCGTTCGCCAAGAGGGTCGCTGCGGCATTCGGCGGAATCAAGGATGCCCTGGTCAACGCCCTTCGAAGCGGAGACCTGAGCAATGTCGCGAATCTGATCAACCAGGGGCTTCTCGGCGGGATCCTTCTTGCCGTCCGCGGGTTCATCAAGAAGATCACCGGTCTCTTCTCTGGCGGCGGTGGCGGCCTCGGACTCATGGATCAGATCAAGAAGATATTCTCCACCTTGACTGATTCACTCAAGGCCATGCAGGACCAGATCAAGGCCGGAACGCTTGAGAAGATCGCCATAGCTGTCGGAGTCTTGGCAGCATCGGTCTTCCTGCTGTCGACGATCGACCCTGGCGGTCTGAGCAAATCTTTGACAGCCCTGGGCGTCATGTTCGGCCAGCTGCTCTTCGCGATGAACATCCTCGGCAAGATCTCGACCGGGATCAACATATTCGGGGTCGGAGCTGCCGCGGCGAGCATGGTCCTGATGGCCGGCGCGATCGTCATATTGGCCGGAGCCATGAAGCTCCTGTCGACCATTGACTGGAACGGAATTGCCAAGGGCATCGTGACAGTCGCGGCGATGATGGTCATCCTCGTGGCAGCCGTCAAGGTGATGTCCTCGAATTCCAGAGGCCTCATATCTGCCGCTGCGGCGATGATCCTGATGGCCGTTGCTATCAACATCCTGGCGGGTGCTGTGGCGATCCTGGGGCGGATGAACATCGGATCTCTTGCCAAGGGCGTAGGCACTATCGCTGCGCTCTTGCTGGTGATGGCTGCCTTCAACAAGTTCGGCGGCAAGCAGATCATCGAGACCGCGGCTTCGCTGCTCCTGATCGCAGTCGCCCTGAACGCGATGGCTATTGCCCTGAAGATCATGGGCTCTCAGCCGATGGCGGCTATCGGCAAGGCTCTCCTGGAGTTGGCCGGAGCGTTGATCATCATCGCTGTTGCCATGCGACTCATGCCTGACATGCTGGTAGCGGCAGCCGGGCTTCTGGTGGTGTCTGTCGCCCTGACGATCTTGTCCAAGGCCCTGGCTTCCATGGGCGGTATGTCCTGGGGAGCTATCGGCAAGTCCATGGTCGTCCTGGCCGGCGCACTGATCATCCTTGCAGCCGCCATGATCGCAATGGCGGGAGCTCTGCCGGGTGCGGCCGCTCTGCTCGTCATATCCGCCGCCCTGACGATCCTGGTACCCGTCTTGATAACGCTGGGATCTCTCAGCTGGGGAACGATCATCAAGGGCTTTGTCGCCTTGGCTGGCGCGTTTATCATATTTGGCGCTGCCGGCTACCTCCTGGCACCTGTTACGCTCGTACTGATCGGCCTGGCAGCCGCCATGGCCCTATTCGGTGCGGGGATGTTCCTCCTTGGTGCAGGGATAGTGGCGATAGGCGCAGGCCTCACGGCAATCGGCGTAGCAGTCCTGACGGCCGG